AGAACCATAAAAGACAAATAATTATGAGCAGAGTGGCGACAATTTTAGAAGAAATCTAGGTTTTAAAAATGGAATGGAAAATAAATTATGAAAAACGAAAGGTATGCAGTTGCTTATAATGATAAAATCGGAAATGGATTTACGGAAAGGGAACCTTGGATTTTTGACGACTTTGATGATATAAGCCAGGGTAGAATAAAGGCAAATGGATTGATCAGATCTGGGTGTAAGAATGTAACAATGTTTAAAATCTGTGGTCAACCGCCAGAATGTATTACATGGTCATATGTAATGAAACATGAAATATAAGGTTTTATCATAGTTTACAAACTATATATAGTGCAACAAATTAAATTATGTGCTATATATAGTGTTTTTGTGGAGGTGTAAAAACATGAAAAACGAATATAAAGTTGAAGAAACAAAATTTGGAACAAAAACAAGCCATCCTAGTTATGGTACATTGTTATTTAACAGAGCTTATGGCGGAAAGACACCATTATTCGGAAGTAGTATTGAACATAGTAATGTAATTACAATGGAACTTAGACATGCTGATATTACAAGAGGGTTAAATCGTGACGATATTTTTGGCAACGAGCCTATTGTAAAAGTCGAAATGAGTTATTCACAATTTGCTGAGGCAATTACATCTTTTGGACAAGGAACAGGAATTCCAGTAACAATTCGCTATACTGAGAAAGATGGGAAAATACCTCCGTGTAATTTTGTTAGCAAGAGAGAACAATTTACAGGAGAATTTAAAGAGCAGACAGATAAGGCAATGGAAAAGTCAAAAGAATTAATAAATGAAGTTGCTGAATTGTTTTCATCAAAAAAGACACTTACAAAGGCAGATAAAGAAAATATTTTAAAAAAGCTCAATATGTTAAATTACGATATTGGAAGTAATATTGGATTTATTGCAGATCAGTTTAATGAACAGATGGACAAAACGGTCATGGAGGCAAAAGGAGAAATTGAGTCCTTTTGCCAGAACAAAATCAATGCAATTGCTAGTGCATCATTGGTAGAACATAGAGATGAGTTTCTAAAATTGGAAAATCCAGTTGATATTGAGAGTGAATAAGGCAAAGGAATTTAACTTTCAGATGATTACGAGAGGAGACTGTAAAAATGAGTATAGCAGTATGTATAGAAGATTTTGATGGTATTGGATTTACTAAAGAGAATAATAATGTAAATAAAGAAGTCCATATCGAAAAAGGGGAAACAATTACATGGGATAATCAAGGATATCTTTGGTTTCACAATGTATGTTTTGGGCATATGGACGCGTATCCAGGACGGTATTTTAAATTTTAAACCCGATTAAATTTCTATTTCGTGAGGTGATATAAATGGAAAGCGTGTTTGAATTAGAAAAGAAAATTTTAAAAGCCCAAAGTCCTGAAGAAATTGATGAGATAACGAGAAAAATGAATACATCACAATTAAGAAATGTTATCAAATTATTAGTTGATAGAATGACACTAACAAATGTTAAAATTAACAGAATTCAAAATAGTTAAATTAACGATTTCAACAGGTAGGTGATTAGATGAAAAACAAAAAGACTTTAAAGGATCTGAACGATATGAAGAATAAACCATCTATGTTTGGCAATCAGTATGATTTTTTCTTCATGACTTTAGAAGATTATTATATTGGTAAGATGGATGGAAAAGAGCGGATAAAGAGAGAACTTTTAAATTGGAATTCTGAAGCGAAAAAAGAAATCGTTTGCAAATTAGCAGATATTATAGAAGCTGATGGATTAGTAGAATTTAATAGGGATGATATCTTGTTATTAGCTAAGTAATTAATAATTAAAGGAGAAATGAATGGGAGAACAAATTTATTTTTATAATTATTTTGAAAACGCAACGGACAGTGAATTAAAGACGTATTATCAGCAATATAAAGATTTTCAACAGACAGGTGTTATTCCGGAAGGATGCGAGTTGAGAAAGGCAGCAGATGAATATATCAATAGAATTTCTGATGCTTGGACAGTTCCATTTACAACAGATTTATTGGAAACTATTGCTGATCGTTGGATGGAGATAGTAAAATGATTAAAGTAACCGGTAATGCAATGAAATCAGAAATTGCAAATGCAATTCAACATTATAATAAAGCACCAATTTATGCATATTGCAAGGACTTACCTCCATTTACAGAGTGTTATTATGTAGATAGAAATGAAGGTACAGTACAAGAGTTTTGTGGTTTTGTTCTACATGATTTGATTGAGAAGACAAAAGATGGCGCAATTCCAATGATAGTGATTTATACTAATGAATCAGATTTGGAGAATATTGGAGTTTTTGAGGATTATGCAATATCAAACTATGAGCATGGCGGATATGTAGGAACTGTTGTATTGATGACGAAATAGAGGTAACGCAAATGGGAAAGATAACAAAATTCAAAGACATACCGCAGTTTACTTCCGCTGGGACATATCAAGTGAACTATCCTCTGACAAGTCTTGTACGATATATAGAAGAAGAAATAGAAGAAATGGGATTACAGCTTAATCCTGAATTTCAAAGAGGTCACGTATGGACTGAGGAACAGCAAATTGCATGGCTTGAATATCATCTTCGCGGAGGCAAATCCGGGAACACAATTTATTTTAATAACCCATTTTGGAATTCATACAGAAGTCCAAAGCCAGGTGAATATTCAGATTACGTATGTGTAGATGGTTTGCAAAGAATTACAGCAGCACAGCGTTTCATTCATAATGAGATAAAAGTGTTTGGGTCATATTTTGAGGAATACGAAGACAGTTTACGACTTATAAATGATGCGACAATGTTGCTGAATGTAAATGATCTTAAAAGTGAAAAAGAAGTGTTGCAATGGTATATTGATATGAACGTAGGTGGAACACCACATACAAAAAGTGAAATTGAACGAGTACGGCAGATGTTAAATGAATTGGAGTGAGTAAATGGTAAAATTAAAAATTGGCAGACGTATATATGAAATTGATGAAAATGATTTAATTTTAGATAATGGAATTTGTTTTCAGATCGTTACTAAATCTGCTAAAGAAGGAAGCGATTATAGTTTCCCAATTATAAGTCAAAAATTAGTCAGAGATTTGAAAACATGCGGATTGATTTTTACAAATGAAGAATTAAGAAAATGCTGTATTGAAAAATATCGTTTATTGTCAAATGCAACATATTGGAAATTTGATGTAAAAAGAATGAAAGAGTTAGGCTATTGAAAAATTGCTTTCATTGTAAAGGATGTGAATAATATGACGTATGAAGAAACACAAAAAATCAAACATTTACGAGAAGTGACTTTTGTTATGGTTGAGGAATCATCAAATGGAATTGAATGTACTAAAAATAGATTTGGTAGCAGAACTATGGATGACTGCAAAAATGTAACTTTTGAAAAGATTGAGTTATCGAAAATTGATAATGATATTCCCCATATAAGAAAAGAATATTATGGTAGAAAACTGTGGATAGTGTTATGAGATTAAATTGCTTTCAACGGCGGAATGGAGATAAGAATATGAGCGACATGGGATATATACCAAAAGTTTATGATTGTACTATAGACGGAATAAAAATGATCAAAGGCAAAAATTTATTTGTCTTACATTGGAAAGATTCAAAAGGTGATGGAAGTATGCCGATTGAGGTAGATCAACCATCAGAATTAATTCTTAATAGAATGAAAGAGATTGTAAATGGAAAGCGAGATAAATTATACTTAACAAGAGGAATGAGAGACATTGATGTTTCGTATCTCGGTGATAACAAATGGCAATTATATGATGAATTTGATTTCTACGAATTTGAAATGGTGGTGTAGCTATGGTTTGCTTGGATTGTGGGAATAGAGATATTCGGTATGACGAAAAAGAGAAATCATATTATTGTAATAATTGTGGATCACGAAATCTTGGTGCTAGAAAAGACACTTGTAAATACATGAAGGATGGACTATGTGGCAAAGGTGCGTCATCAACAGGAGAGTGTAAGATTTTGTGTAGTTTTTATGAGAAATAGATGAAAAATTGTCTTTATGGGAGGTATAAATGGGAAGAAGTATTTATTTTACAGATAAAGAATTAAAGCAGATTAAGAATTATGCCTTAGAAGCCATTGAGATTTTAGGCGAAGCATCTGGTACATGGGAGCAAACAGAAAAAGATTTAGATGACGGGCTTGGATCTGCAATGAGGAAATTATATAAAGGATATAACGGAGAAGCAAGATTCTCTAAATATAAAACGGTAAGGTGATATTATGATTAAAGATTTTAAAGAAGGATACTGTGATGGTCATGGTCAAGCAATTGAAAATGTAAGATATAATTTGCTTCAACATTTAAAAGAGTATAAAAATTTAACTGTTGAAGATATAAATAAAATTTGTGATTTTTGTGCGGAAATTGATGAAGACTATTTGATACAATGAATAATTGTTTCCATGTGAAAGGCAGGATGAAAATATGAATAAAATTGAAACACCAACGCTGGATAGAATGATTGAAATTCAGGAACAATCACAGCTTTGTGGAGAATTTCTTGATTGGTTCTTAAGAAAACATACCGTGTTTGACAGAAAACAAAAGAGAGAAAGTCCATTTGCCAATGTTACGGGTAACGGAGACTATATCAATAAAGAAAAGTTACTTGCTGATTTTTTTGATATTGATTTAGTCGAAGCGGAAAAAGAACGACAAGCTATTCTGGATATTATGCAACGATGAAAGATTGTTTTCATAAATAGGAAGAGAAAAGGGAGATACAAATGGATTTAAATAGTATTAGTAAATATATGAGTTTAATTCTAAGACACAAACCAGATGTTATTGGAATTGAACTTGATGAGCATGGATGGGCAAATGTAAATGA